TTCATATACTACTTTATGGACAACATCTAAAACTAATAGAACTCCAAAAAAAGGAAGATCAAAAGGATGGATATGCAAAAAGATTTGAGCGCATTGAGAAAGGAGGAGCTAATAGCGCACCGTGAGCAGCTGATCAAGAACATTTCTCGCTACCATAATTTTCAAATGGCCAAGAAAATTCAATTGAACTCTGCTTATGGTGCTCTTTAGCTCGGGAACCAATACTTCCGTTGGTTTAACTTCAATCATGCTGAAGCCATTACCACTTCGGGTCAACTCTCTATTAGGTGGATCGAGAAGAAAATGAATCAATACATGAACAAGATATGTAAGACAACTGATGTTGATTACGTAATTGCTTCTGATACTGATTCTATCTATGTCACATTCGAGAAACTGATTCCAGAAACTGCTGACGAACTCAAGGCAGTTGATTTGATTAACAAGTTCTGTGAGTCAAAGATCCAGCCATATATTGATTCGTGTTATCAAGAATTGGCAGGTATGATGAATGCTTATCAGCAGAAAATGCAGATGAAGCGCGAGACTATCGCTAACAAGGGTATCTGGCGTGGTAAGAAGATGTACATCCTCAATGCTTGGAATGTTGAAGGTGTGCAGTATGATAAACCGAAGCTAAAGATGTCGGGCATTGAAGCTGTTCGTTCATCAACTCCATACGCTTGTCGTCAGAAGATCAAAGAAGGTCTGTCCATCATCATGAACGAAACGCAAGATGACTTGAAAAAGTTCATTGAGAAGTTTCGTGTTGAGTTTGCTGGATTGCCGTTCGAAGATGTTGCGTTTCCTCGTGGATTGAAAGGCATGACAAAGTATCGTGATGCTTCCAATCATTATATCAAGGGAACACCTATCCAAGTGAAAGGTGCTCTGCTGTTCAATCATCTGTTAAACAAGCACAATGTAAAATCAATTGTACCATTGTCGGATGGTGATAAGATCAAGTTCGTATATTTGAAGGTTCCTAATCCAATTGGTGATACAGTGATCGCTGCACCTGATTATCTTCCAACTGAATTTGGACTCAATAAGTACATTGACCGTGATATGCAGTTCGAGAAAAGCTTCATGGAACCAATCCGTTCTATCACAGAAGTTATCGACTGGAATGTCGAGAATAAGGCAACACTGGAGGACTTTTTCTAATGAAGAAAATCGAAGAAAACGATTTTGGGTTTACAATGCAAGATGTTGATGAAGTGTCTCCAATCACAAAGTTGAATGGACTGCGTGATATGATTATGCCACTATTGAATAATCTAAAGAAGAATCCTGAAAAGGATATGATTAATTGGCCAAATCGTACTGAAAAGATTGATGCGTTTATCAAGAAGATGGATGACTATATCAACAGTTGACTTTTATAAAGCTATGAACTATACTAAGAATATTGATAATTTGAGGAGAAATTATGTCGCTTAAAGATCGCCTTATTAAGAATAGTACCATCGAGTTGACCTCAACTCTCACTGATAGCAAAATCTTCACCAAGAAGGATATGATTCCTACCTCTGTTCCAATGATCAACGTAGCATTATCTGGTTCAGTTGATGGTGGTATCACTCCTGGACTCACAATGCTTGCTGGTCCTTCGAAGCACTTCAAGACTGGCTTCGCTCTTCTCCTTGCCTCTGCTTATTTGAAGAAGTACAAAGATGGTATTATCTTGTTTTATGATTCTGAGTTTGGTACTCCTCAGTCTTACTTTCAAACGTTTAATATTCCTTTTGATTCTGTGGTTCATACTCCCATCACTGATGTCGAGGAACTGAAGTTCGACATCATGAAGCAGATGAAGGAAATCAGCCGCGATGATCATGTGATGATTGTTATTGACTCGATTGGCAATCTTGCTTCTAAGAAGGAAGTTGATGATGCGCTCGACGGTAAGTCAGTTGCTGATATGTCTCGTGCGAAGCAGCTTAAGTCTTTGTTCCGTATGATCACGCCACATCTTTCTCTGAAAGATATTCCAATGGCTGTGATCAATCATACCTATAAGGAAATTGGTCTCTATCCCAAGGACATTGTTGGTGGTGGTACTGGTTCGTACTATGGCTCAGACAACATCTGGATCCTTGGTCGTCAACAAGAAAAAGATGCTGATGGTATCTCCGGTTATCATTTCGTAATCAACATTGAGAAGTCGCGCTATGTCAGAGAAAAGTCCAAGATTCCAATTACGGTTTCTTTCGAAGGTGGAATTAATCGGTGGTCTGGTTTGCTTGATGTTGCCCTTGATGGTGGTTTTATTGTTAAGCCTAAAAATGGCTGGTATGCTACAGTAGACAAAGAAACTGGTGAAGTTCGTCAGCCTTCTATGCGTGCTGGTGATATTGTAGACAATAAGGAATTTTGGATCAAGATGTTCAGTGAAACTGACTTTGCCAAATATATTGAAAACAAGTACAAGATGGCAATGGGCGCTATTATGGAGAGTGATGATGAATTGGAAAACGATCTCTGAATATCATAGCAATGATAAGAGTAAAAAGGCTGTACTGAACGTTGATTTGAAAGCATGTTATTATTTTATTGATTTTTACCTCAATGAGATATATACTAATTCTATATCCTATCCTGAAAAAAGTATCAGCTTTGCTCAGGAAGCAGCAGAAAACTACTGTAATGGTTTGTTAAATGTATCAAAAACAGCCTAGTTCTATCAAATATGATTATAGCACTCGACCATTGAAAGTACCAATGGTCGAGTCACCAGAAATTTATGCACGTAACGTAGAGATGGATGATTGGAAATGGCGATTGAAAATGCGATTCTTGCGAATCTGGTATACAATGAAGAATACGCTCGTAAATGCATACCCTTTCTCAAAGAAGAATATTTCGCACCGCAGAGTGAAAAAGTTGTATTCCGACTCATCAAAGAATACGTAGATAAGTACAATGCATTTCCTTCCAAGGAAGCATTGGGTATTGATCTTACACAACGGGATGGTATGGGCGATGAAATATTCAAGCAAGCGTGTTCGCTCATTAATGATTTCAAGCAAGACACCGAAACCAAAATTGATTGGCTCTTGGACCAGACAGAGAAATTCTGTCAAGACAAAGCAGTCTATAATGCGATCATGGCGTCAATCGGGATTCTTGATGACAGCACTGGGAAAACCTCAAAGGGCAGTATACCTCAAATCCTTTCGGACGCACTTGCTGTATCGTTTGACACGCACATTGGTCATGACTTCCTTGAAGATGCGGATTCACGCTATGACTTCTACCACACCAAGGAAGTTAGGCTCCCATTCGACCTTGAATATTTCAACAAAGCCACGCAAGGTGGGTTGCCTCGGAAAACGCTAAACATTGCTCTGGCAGGTACTGGCGTTGGTAAATCACTATTCATGTGTCATTGTGCAGCAGCTAATCTTGTCGGTGGCAAGAATGTGTTGTACATTACGTTGGAGATGGCGGAAGAAAAGATTGCAGAGCGTATTGACGCAAACCTGCTTGACACTCCTATTGATCAGCTAGCATTATTGCCAAAAGATATTTACGATAAAAAAGTCGCGCGTATTCGTAATAAAACTCAAGGTAAGCTAATTGTTAAGGAGTATCCTACAGCATGTGCAGGATCTGCTAACTTCCGTCATCTTCTCAACGAACTTCAACTGAAAAAGAAATTCGTACCAGATATTATTTACATCGACTATCTTAACATTTGTATGTCATCGAGGATTAAGCATGGAGCCAACGTCAATTCTTATACCCTTGTCAAAGCAATCGCAGAAGAACTACGAGGGCTTGCAGTGGAGTTCAATGTTCCTGTCGTCTCTGCGACTCAAACAACTCGAAGCGGGTATTCGAACAGCGACGTGGGACTGGAAGATACATCAGAATCCTTTGGACTCCCAGCCACAGCTGATTTTATGTTTGCACTCATCGCGACCGAAGAGTGTAATGAACTCGGTCAAATCATGGTTAAACAGCTCAAGAATCGCTATAATGATCCAGGGAGCAATACTAAGTTTATGCTTGGTGTGGATCGCAGCAAGATGCGGCTTTACGATTGTGAGCAATCCGCTCAGTCTGATCTTTTAGGAGGTCCAAAATCTAATAAATCTGTATTTGATAATAGCGATTTTGGTGACAAAGATAACGAAAGATCTAAACCAAAATCTAAATTTGATAGAAGTAAATTTCAAGGATTCAAATGAATATTGAAGACGTTGACTACGATACCAAGCTACTCGTTACTGAATGGGTGATGAAGCATATTGTCGAACACGCTCAGGAAGGCGGTTCGTACAGATACCTGATCTATAATCGTCTTCGGTTTAGTGCTGATGCATATGTTCCTCTGTGTGCAGATGGTCTTACTATTTCCAATGAGTTTGATTTAAACTTGAGGGAAAATATTCGTGAAGCTGTTGTTGAAAACGATATGAGCAAGATCAAAGATATTATTGGTCTTTGTGATGTTGAGGGTTGTAGCGACTATATTTCATCTGGATTTCCTACTGACAATGGATACCGCCGTACTTGTAGCAAGCATTATACGGAGTATAAAAAGTGAGATACTTTTGTTACAATGAAACAGGCGGCGAACGTGGTGAAACGCATATTGTTGTCACCATTTCCGAAGATGAGATTCGTGAAGATTATTGGGATCACTGGTATTTTCTGATGTGTAAGAAATTCGGTAAAGAACACGTAGATAATAACTATAATTTTCAAGATTGTCTTGAAGATTGGATTATTGTTAACTGGGCATGGGAGAGCAACTAATGAGCAAGTGTAAGATGAACTATAATCTTGTTGAAGGTAAAGATAAGTTGAATTACGATGTGCTTGAGGAGGCTACTAATCAAGTAATCGACTCATTCCCAGGTGATAAGTTTAAAGAAGCGCGAGCATTCATGCGTCATTTGAACCTTGGTGGTGGTTTTGATGGGTTCACACCAACATTTATTTTAAAAAAAGTTGCTGAACCTATCAAAATAAGCTGTGCGCATGTATAAATAATTACAAGAAATGATATGTTTTACGCTCAAACGTATGAGGCATGCGACTTTTATGGTCTAGGAATAGTTGAGAGAAAACGGTGGGGTTCCGCTCAACCATATCATTCTGCATTGGAGGGATGAGTCGAAAGGCTCATCCCTTTTTCTTTGCCTAAATATCTAATAAAATTAGGAGAGTTTTTTAGTGGCTTCCAATACAGACCAAGCTGACATTAATGAAATTTTATTAGGATATTTTCTTGCTGGAAGTAAATGGACAAGCTTGGGTAATGATGCGAAAAAACAACATGATACAAAAGCTAAATTGTTAACTGATGATGAATATAAACAACAATCTGGCAGAGCTGAAGTTATGGCGAAAGATGTTATTGTTTGGGCTAAGGCAAATGGTTATAAAGGCAGTATAACCAAAGTTTGGTGGACTGCACGTCCTGGTAGTTTATCTGAAGCTGTTGAAAGAACTGTTGATCAAAGAAAAAATCCAACAGATATTTTAATTAAATATTCTAGTGGACCAGCAAATGGGTTTCTTGGTATATCTGCAAAATCAACGAAAGGCAAAACTGACATTGGTTTCAAGAATCCTGGTCTTGGTACAGTTGAAAAAGCATTACAAATTCAATTGAAAATAATTGATGATAAAGCAATCGCAGCCGTGATTAAGAAATTTGATTTACCAGCATCAGCTGATGCAAGAAAACAGATGATTCGAAAAAATCCTCACATTCAAGCTAAAACAGAAGAAATGGGTAAGAAAGTTCTGAGCGATATTAGAGATAAATTTCTTACTAAGTTGCTTTCATTAAAACCAAAAGAATTGATGGATTATATTCTAACATATTGGGTAGATTCATCATCTGAATTGTATCCTCCTTATATCAAAGCAACAGGCATGGGTTCGAAACCACCATTCACTTCGAAAGTTGATGATCCTCTTAAGAATGATAAATTAACTTATTTGACAACAAAGAAAATAACATTGTCTAAAGTAGGTAATGAATCTATTGGTGTTAAAGCAGGAGATAAACAGATTCTGAAGATGCGAGTAAAATATGAATCTGAAAAATTAGCTAGTTCTGTTAAACTTTCTGGCGACCCTTGGTAAATATAAATAATCAAAAAAGGCATTACATGATTAACTTTAAATCTTTCATAACAGAATCACTTGACGTAGAAAAGCTCCAGCATCTTGAGCATGCAGAGGATCATCTCATTCATGGTGGTCACGAAGGTGTTGGTCATGTTGCCTCAACATTGTCAGACGTATATGATTTCCTAAACGGTAAGAAAACAAAGACTCGTATTACTACCAAGTTCGATGGTGCTCCCTCACTTGTGTTCGGTGTTAATCCAGAGAATGGTAAATTCTTTGTTGCTTCGAAGTCTGCTTTCAATAAGACACCAAAGATCAATTACACAGCCGATGATATTGAACGTAATCATGGACATGCTCCTGGATTAGTTGCGAAACTTAAGCTTGCTCTTAAAGAACTACCAAAGGTTATGCCGAAAGAAGGTGGTGTATATCAGGGCGACGTAATGTATGGAAAAGATGATGTTTCTGTTAAAGATGGTAAAGTCAATTTTACACCTAATACGATCACTTATGGCTCTAAAGAAGATTCAGCTGCTGGTCGTCGTGTTGCTGCTTCCAATTTCGGTATTGTTGTTCATACAAAATATACTGGCAAAACATTAGCTGACATGAAGGCTGGCTTTGATGTTGATCAGAGTAAATTTCAGAAAGATCCAGCTGTCAATATGATCAGCCCAGAGCTAACTGATCCTGGCAAGTTTCCTTCTATCAATAAAAAAGAATACGAAAAGAATATCGAAGATGCTACCAAGATGATGGAAGATATTCATCATGATACGCTCGATAAAGTTAAGCAACAAGATGTTCTTATTAAGACTCATATCAATCAGCACGTGCGTGCAGGAACAGCAATTACTGTTAAGAGCTACCTTAAGTTTCTCCAAGAGAAAATGGATAAGGATGTAGCCTCTGTTAAGACGGAAGCTGCTAAACAGAAAAAGCAGGAATACTATCAAGAGCGTATCGATGCTGTCAACAAAGATAAAGACGAGTTCGAAAAAGTATTCAAGATGCATGCTGCTGTTCAGAGAGCAAAAGATGCTCTTGTTAGTGGTTTGGCTAATACTCCAGGTGAATTTGAAACAACAATTGGTGGTAAGCCAACAAAGCCTGAAGGTTTCGTTGCTATTAAGAATGGTCGCCCAACAAAACTAGTTGATCGTGCTGAGTTTAGCCGATTGAATTTTGCTCAGGGTGCATTCCAGAAGGCAGCTGCAGCAGAAGAAATTGCTGGTGAGCCACCAGAAGATACTCCATTGAACCCAGCTGTATTGTCATTCGGACGCATGAATCCACCTACCTCTGGTCATGGCGTACTAGTTGGTAAGGTGCAGGAAATTGCCAAGGAACAAAAGGCAAAGCACCGTATTGTTCTCTCGCGCTCGCAGGATCCAGAGAAGAATCCACTTGCACCAGAAGAAAAGTTAAAGCATGCCAAGCGTATGTTCCAAGGCGCAAATATTGAAGTTGCTGATCAGAGCGAACCAACTATCATTCATCAGTTGAAGAAGCTCGAAAAAGAAGGTCATGATCAGGTTACTGTGGTTGTTGGTTCTGATCGTGTCGAAGAGTTCCAGAAGCTTCTTACTGCTCAAAATGGCAAAGACTTCAAGTTTAAAAAGATCCAAGTTGTATCTGCTGGTCAACGTGATCCAGATGCTGAAGGTGATGTTGGTATGTCAGCTTCGAAGATGCGTGCACATGCCATGGGTAATAAGTTTGGTGAGTTCAAGAAAGGACTACCAACAACACTTCATCCAGAGCATCAGAAAGAATTATTCCATGCTGTCAGACAGGCTATGGATATTAAAATCGACCAGCATACTCCTGGTATCTCATTAGCTCGTTATGCTAAAAGAAATGATAAAGTTGGTGAACGTGCTCGTAAGGAACAAGAGCGTCGTTTAAAAATTAAAGAAATGGAAAAGGTAGCATCAAAAAGAACTAAATCACTTACCAAACTTGTTGCTAAGAAACCAATCAAAGAAGAACAAATGACTTCTGGTGGTGGAGATGTGCGTGGTCTTGGTTATGTTACTGGTGATCCAGGTGGTTCATTAAATACTTGGACTGCTCTTAATGCATCAGATGCTGATACAAAAAATGATTTGTTAAACCAGCTGAAAAAAGATTTTCATGATTCATTACATGCCAATGCTCCTGCAACACCAAAAACAGCTGCAGTAAAAGGTAAGAAGTAATAAATAGAAAGTTAGTGCAGAAAGCTATGGCAATCCTGCAATTGTTCTTGGTTAAGCCTATGGGAAACACCAATGTTAAAAAAAGATACATGTCTCCGCTCTAGTCCTCAGCTAGTTTTTGTAGAGCAACAAGGGGTTGCCGTAGCCCTGTCATCTAAACAAATCATTTCACTTTACAAGAAGTCTGAAAACTCCAATATACCTTTTGATGCTTTGAAAGAAGTATACAGCAGAGGGTATAATGAAAGTTTGTCGGAGCAGGTTGCATTTGACCGTGTTAATTCTTTTATCGCCAAAGGAGCCGCTTGGGATATGGACAAAGATATAGTTGAAAAGCGTGGACTTTGGGATAATATCCATGCAAAAAGAGAACGCATCAAACATGGTTCGGGCGAACATATGCGCAAGCCTGGAGCCAAAGGTGCACCTACTACTGCAGCATTAAAAGCATCACAGTCAGAAGAATATACTGGCGCTGAGAAGACAACTACTAATTTTGTTGATCCAGCTAGTCGATTTACTGGCACTACAACATTGACTGACATTTATAAGAATATGACTCCAGGTCAAGGTAAAGCACAAACTATCAAGCGTGTTGTAAAAGAATTAAATGTTCGTGATGCTGCTGGTAAAATGCATCATTTAAACAAAGTTGCTATTCGCATGGCTGATGGTTCTATTCAAATGAAAGATCCAGGTAAAAGCGGTAGTTCAGGCGGAGGTGGAAAATGATTCGTTTTAAAGATTTTATTGCCGAAGATTGGCAGAAGAGCAAATACAAGAATCCAGAAGGTGGTTTGACACAGGCTGGTGTTAATGCATATCGTCGCGAACATCCAGGTAGCAAGTTGAAGACAGCTGTTACTACTGAACCATCTAAGCTTAAAAAAGGTTCAAAGGCAGCTAATCGTCGCAAGTCATTCTGCGCTCGTATGAGTGGAATGAAGAAACGTTTGACATCAGCTAAAACAGCTAATGATCCAGATTCACGTATCAATAAATCACTTAGAAAATGGCATTGTTGATATTGATAAATATCATTATTAACTGAAGGAGAAAAACATGAACACAATTATTGGAATTATTTTAATTGCATTTGGTGGATACGTTCTCTACAAGATGCTCGTAAAGAAAGAAACAGTCGTACAAGCAGCTGAAGAAGCTGCTGTGGAAGTTGTTGCTGAAGTTAAGAAAGAAGCACCAGTGGTAGTTGCTGCTGTCGTTGCTGAAGTAAAAAAAGAAGCACCTATTGTTCAGGCAGTAGTTGAAAAAGAGCTACCAGTTGTTGAAGCAAAAGCCAAGGCTGTTGAAGCTGTGGTTGAAGCAAAGGCAGTTAAGTTAGCAGCTGCAGTTAAGAAAAAGACAAAGAAAAGAGTAAAGTAAGATGGAACAACTCATTGAACAGATGAAAGTATGTCAAGCAAGCACTTTTGCTTTCTATCTTAAGGCACATGCTTTCCATTGGAATGTAGAGGGTCCAAATTTTCCAGCATATCATAAGTTCTTTAAAAGCATTTATGAAGATGCATTTGATGCCGTTGATACACTTGCTGAAGAAATTCGTGCGCTCGATGCATATGCTCCAGGCTCTTTTATGAGATTCACTGAGTTGTCCGTTGTTAAAGATGAAGTAAATATTCCACCTGCTTTATCAATGGTAGCTAAATTACAAGAAGACAATCAGAAGCTAATCGGTATTTTGACTACTGCTTATGAGCTAGCTGAAAAGAATAAGAAGTGTGGCTTATCAAATATTTTACAGGACAGAATTGATAAACACAATAAGACTAATTGGATGCTCAAAGCCACAATCAAATAGGATTAATTAAATGGACTACACAAGTTTAGAAAGTAAGATCAGAAAAGTAATGGAAGACGCGCACAATACTGCGCTACGTCGTAAGGTAACTAATGTTGCTCGTCCAACAGATGCAAAGCCAGACGATGCTGCTTCTAAGCTTGCAAAACAAGCAGAAATTAAAACTAAGATTATTGATGAAAATCTTGGCTATGAATCACAGGCTAGTAAGAATAAGCCGAATGAAACAGACAAAAAAGACGCAAAAGAAATTAAGGGTGGTGGTAAGACCGAAGTTGAATTAGATCCAAAGACCGATGATAAGATTGGTGATGAATCTGATGAAACACAAAAAGGCAAGAAAGCCACAAGTAAAGCTAACAAAGAAATTGGCGCAAAAGGTGCAGGACCAGTAAAGGAAGAAACAATGTCAGGTAAATTAACTTTTGGTTCTTCTGAGAGCCAGATCAAAGCAGTCACAGAAGCAATGAAAATGATGAGAGGCTGCGCAACATGTGGTAAGAAGCCTTGTCAATGTGATGGTGATCCAAAGAAGATGAAAGAAGAACTCATCGGTGGTCAGAAGAAGCTTGACAAGAACCATAACGGTAAGCTGGATGCTGATGACTTCAAGAAGCTTCGCAAGGAAGAAGTTGAATCAGTTGAAGAAGCTGCTTACTCTGCCAAGGCAGCACGTGCTGGTAAGGATATCGGCAAACCTGGTAAAAACTTCGAAAAGATTGCTAAGAAGGCTGGTAAGGAATATGGTTCAGCTGAGTCTGGTAAGAAGGTTGCTGGTGCAATTCTTGCTAAGATCCGTGCTAAGCACATGGGCGAAGAAGTCGAATCAATCGACGAGCTTTCAAGAAAAACACTTAATACATATGCCCAAAAAGCTGACAAGCAGCTTACAACAGTTAACGCTGTTGGTCCTAGCCATAAGGCTGGAATTCCAGGACATTATAAAGGCAAGAACAAGGAACTTGGTAAAGATCCTGTCGATAAAATGAAAGCTAGAAAAGCTGGTATTGATCTTGCTGTTAAGAAACTTAACAAAGAAGAAGTTGAATTTTCAGAAGCAGAAATTGCTCGCATTGAGTCAATTCTTAAGGATCTATGATGAAAAGTTTTTCTGATTGGGTATTCGAAGCAAAGCAGGGGAAGAAAGTTCCTTCCCCTGCCACCATTGTGTCAGCTCCTATTCGTGGTCAAAATCAAGATCAGTCTGGCGAGAACGATAAGAACAACACTGCTTCTTATACAATCAGTGATTCTAAAGTTCCAGACAACTGGGAAGAAAATACTCCTGGACAACGTATGAAAACTGTTAAAGATCTTATGAAACTTGGACAAGTTCACGGCGCTGTTCAAATGCCACACTCTAAGATAAAAGAAGAAACAGTTACTGAAGTTTCTTCTGAATTAGTAGGTAAAGTTAATAAGGCACGCACTGTTGGTGGTAAACCAAGTAAAACTGAAGTTGGGGCTAAGACGCTCGCTACTGCAGTTAAAAAAGCTTGGGTTAAATCTAAAGTTGGTGTTGTTAAAGAAGAAGAAATTGATGAAGTAATTGCTGGTGTTGGCGCTACTCGTATCACTCCTGTAAACATGGGTGATAACACTCCACGTGTTGGTTCTAAGAATGCACCAAAGAAAGTTGATTCTTCTTTACAGAATGCTGCTAATCAGCGTGTAACACAGCTTGATAAGGCAGCTCAAAAAGAAAAAGATACTGCTGAAAAAACACGTGAACAGGAAACTGCAAAGCGCCAAAAAGAAGCTGAACAGAGACAGAAACAAGCTGCAAAGCCACCTACTCCTGTTAAAGAAGAAGCTATTGATGAAGCTCGCGGTCGTCCACCAAAGAATGCATCTTCCGAAGATCCAGGTTCTGATAACATCATCAACCAGCTTCGTCAGGTTATTACTCTTCGTGGTCAGAAGCCAGTGTCATTTGTTAATGGTCAAAAAGTTAATTTGAATCCAGGAACTGCTCATAGATTACTGACAACTTATGATAATCTAAGAACAACTGCAGAAAAGCATGCGTTCTCGATTCGTATTCATAAAAGTCCAGAAAGTCTAAGAGATGTTGTTGCTGGTAAAAAAGAACCAGAAAAAGCTAAGATTAGTTTGGCTGGTAAAATTACTGGGACACAAAAATAATGCCTATTGTAGTCAATGGACAGGTATATAAATCTGAACATATTATAACACAGGCTACACCAAGACCTATTTTAGGAGCAGCTGAACCTGAAGTTGTATCTGCTCCTGTTGAAATTATTCATGATAAACCTGAGCATGCTATTGATTTGAATCATCTTAAAACAAGATCTAGTTATATGAATGATATGCTCACTTCGAAATAACTATAAATAATAAAAAGCTTCTTAAGGAGAACACTAATGGCACAATGGGGTAGAAACGATCAGTCTGTTACAGCTAACAGCACTACAACAAAAGAAACATCAAACGGCGCACCAATTGGTACTTACGCTCTTGTAAAGGGTGATCAGGTAAATCGCGTCGATGGTGCAAATGCTCACTTCGGCAACACTTCACCTGGATCACGTGCTTACACAGACGTTAACATGTTTGGTAACACAACAATTGGCGCTTTCATACCTAACAAAGCAGTTGGTGTATTCGGTGTCAATGCAGCGATGATGTCACCTTCAATCGTTGGTGGTAACTTAGTTATTGGTATTGTTTCATCTGGTGGTTCTGGTTATCAGGCAAATGCTGCTGTTACTCTTACTGTAACTAACGGTGGTACATCTGGCGTTGTTAATGCTCATGCTAATACAACTGGTTCTGCTGGTAAGATTGATTCACTTCTAATTTCGACTGCTGGTTCTGGTTATATTACTCCACCAACAGTTGCAATTGCTGCTCCTGCTGCAATTACTATTGTTGCTAACACTACTGGTGTAGTTGCTGCAACTGACTTTATTAAAATTACAACTGCCAATTCTTTCTGGCAAGCAAATGATCACTTGTTCTACGCTGTTGCTGCTGGTAACACTGCAATTGCTGGTCTTACTGGCAATACAAATTATTGGGTAGCATTTGCAAATACCACTGGTGTTGTTCTTTCTGCAACTAAGGGTGGCGCTAATATCGACATTACCGACGTAAGAACAACTACCCCAGCTGAAACTGGTCATACTTTCCAGGGTGACACTGCTACTGGTTACGTAGATACTTCCTCTGTTGTTCCACAGGTAACACATGCTGGTTGGGTTCTTCGTACAGAAGGTACTGGTGGACGTGCTGGTCGTGTTCAGTACGAAACACTTGTAGCCATGGGTTCTCTTGGTGTCAATACAGCAACTGCTACTAGTGTTGTTGGTAACATTGATACTGTTACATCTAACTCTGCTGTAGATAAGTACGTCTGATAAAATGACAAACGACGCTAAAAGAACGTCCCAACTAGGAATCGCTACTACTCTGTCTGCAAATGACAGAGTAGTGGTCCTCACTAACCCAGCGACATCGGCGCAAACACAGACAATTTCCGTATATAATTTCGCCAATAGTGTAGCTAATTCTATACCTATTGCTAATGCTACGAACCTTGGTGTGTTTAAGGTTGGTCCAGGATTAGCGATGGCTAGCAATGGCGTTCTTTCAGCACCAGTTCAATTAGCAAATTCATCTTATCCAGGTGTTGTTAAGCCAGATAATACTACTATTGTTATTGATGGCACTGGCACTATCAGTGCTGTCAATAGCACTAATACTGGTAATGTTTATTTTGTTAATAACGCTATTTCGTCAAACAGTAGTGAGCTTGTTCTAAGAGGCGAGCCTAATTTTGCAGTTCTTGCTATTTCAAATAGCTTTGTACAAATTCAATATAATGCAAATAATTTAGCTAATGATCAATTTACAAACAGCACATCTTGGATATATGTTGGTCAAGAAACTGCTGGAACGGAAGTATATGATCCAAGCGGCAATTTACTTACTGCTATGTATTTCAATGGCGCTTCGAATAATGTGACCATTCAAGGTGATTTTGTTCCAGCCGCTAATAATACATATATGCTTGGCAATTCAAGCCAACGTTGGGAAAAACTTTGGGTTAGTTCTAATTCGGTTATTTTTGCCGATTCTAACGCATCATATCCAGATCAGATTCTTACTGTTTCCAATGGTATTTTTAATATTCTTACTGCTAACGGTTCGTTCCAATCAAATGCTGGTTTGAAAGTTGGTAGTTTTACATTCCAGAATAATAATATTTTGCTAGCAGACCCAGCTATTCCAATCGTTATTGGTTCAAATAGTGCAACTGCTCCTGTTATTTTCAATCGCCCTATTACTATTGTTTCTGGTAATACTAACGCTAATACGTTAACAATTACCCGTGATGGTCATGTTCAAATCGTAACGCCTATTATTGCAAATAACGATCAAGCATTTTCTATCGTTGGTAGTTCTGATGGTTCTACACAATCAGTTGGTTTAGCTGGTCGTATGATTCATATTACTGGTAACGATGGTTTATCAAGTAGAATTGAAAACGATGCATTTGGTACTAATGTATTCCCTGCATATATCGGCAGAAGCGGTCGTGGCACTGCTAACACTCCTTCAGCATCTCAGGCTGGCGATGTTATCTCTCGCGTTGCTGCACTTGGTTGGGGTAATACTGGATTCCTTGCAACTAATATTGGTAGCGGACCACCAATCAACAGTATTGATTTCGTTGCAGCAGAAAACTATACAGATACTAATGCTGGTAGCCAGATTCAATTCTACACTTCACCAATTGGTTCTAGAGTTAGAACTCTTTCAGCAACGATCAGTTCTAATGGTGTAATATTCCCCGACAATTCAGTTCAGAACACAGCGTTCAATGCAACTAATGCTGTAACAAGAATTAATGTTGGTACTGGTCTTCATCAATCAGGTAACGTTGGTATTGTTGGTATTGATTCTAATGCTGTGCTTTCAGTTACTGGAACAGCCAATCAAATTATTGTAGCTAACGTTGGCGGTAACTATACACTTTCACTACCACAGAATTTAAATACAAATGCAGTAGTTCAGTTTGGTACACTTACAGTAAACAACTTCAATGTTACTGGTGCAACAACAACTGCTAATAATCTTTCTATTGCTAACGCTGTAATTCATCTTGCTGCTAATTCTACTTCATCTTCACAAATTGATCTAGGTGGATTTACTCTTGGTAACACTGCTGCGGCTTATACAGTAAGTATTCTTTACAACCTTGCTAATAATAGCTGGAACACTGGTAATACAAATTTAATTACAACTAACCTATCAGCATCTGCAAATGTTACTGCAAACGTTGGTTGGTTTACTGGTCAGCTTCACGCTGGTGCTGCTTTCATTGGTTACGATTATCCTAACGCCGATATTCAAGTTGATTGTAATATCAATAGCTACAATCAAGTAATTCAACAGAATCATAATGGCGGTACACAAGCATCAACTGATTTTGTTGCTGTTAACGATATCGGCACTGATAGTAATAACTATATCGATCTAGGTATCAACTCAAGCACTTATGCTAATAACCAGTATAATATGGGTGGACCATCTGATGGTTACGTATATGTAAATGGCGGTAATTTACAGATTGCTACACAAACGTCTGGCAAGGTTATTCAGTTCTTTACTGGGAATACAACTTCCGATACATTAAGAGCAACTGTTAATGCTACCGGTCTTTCGGTTGTTGGTAATGTTTCTGCCACTTACTACACTGGTACATTACTTGGTACTGCCAACAACACTTTATTCGTTGGTTCTGTTACAGCAGCTAACGTTGTATCTAATGCTCAGCTTTCAGCTAATCTTTCTAATTACCAGACAACCGCTGGTCTTGCTGCTAATGTAGTTACATTAACATCTAACCTTGCAAACTATATTGTTGCTAACACTGGTCTTATTTCAAACTCTTCTGGTGTTTTCGTTAATAGCGCATATATCGTATCAGTTGCTTCTGGTGCTGATAATGATAGTGCTTATCAAACAACCGCTGGTCTTGCTGCTAATGTATCAACTCTCACTGCCAACAATACATCATTCGTTGGATCAGTATCTGCCGCTAATGTTGTATCTAACAGTCAATTAAGTTCTAATCTTTCAAACTATCAAACAACTGCTGGTTTATCTGCAAATGTTGCGACATTAACTTCGAATAATACTTCATTCGTTGGTTCTGTTACAGCAGCTAACGTTGTATCAAATGCACAGCTTTCAGCTAATCTTTCTGCTTATGTGTTGTCATCAGCATTATCAAGCCAGCTTGCTGGTTATCAAACATCTGCTGGTCTTGCCGCTAATGTAGCAGCTTTAACATCTAACAACGTTACATTTGTTGGAACTATTGCAGCAGCTAACGTTGTATCTAATGCGCAACTTGTAAGTAATCTTTCAAACTATCAAACAACTGCTGGATTATCATCTAACGTTGCAGCTCTTACTTCTAATAATACAACTTTTGTTGGAACTGTAGCAGCGGCTAATATTGTATCAAATACTCAGCTTGCAAGTAATCTTGCTAACTACGTAACTAATACACAGTTCACAAGTAATATTGCCAACTACCAAACAACTGCTGGTCTTGCTGCTAACGTAGCTCTATTGACCGCTAATAATACTTCATTTGTTGGTTCAATATCTGCAGCCAATGTTGTATCAAACGCACAATTACAAGCTAACCTAGCAAACTACACTAATACTGCTGGATTATCTGCTTATCAAACAACTGCTGGTTTATCTGCCAACGTTGCAACACTAGCTGCTAATAATGCTTCTTATCTTGGTGGTGTTGCTGCAGCTTCTTATGTTAATACAGCTGGTGCTTTCACAATAACTGGCGTTCGAACTCATAATGCTAATATTGTTATCGGTTCAACTGCAGGTATTATTGCTAACGGTTCTGTTGGATTACCAAACCAGTATCTAACATCAAATGGTTCTTCTGCATTTTGGTCAACTCAAATTCCAGAAGATATTATTTATAGTATTGATGTTGATAGAACACTTACTTCAACTGCGAATACTACTCAAAGCTTGTTTGGAGTTGGACCAACATTAGCCGCAAATACAAAATACCGTTATAGAATTTTTGGTACAGTATATAAATCAAACACTTCATTCAGTAGTACTGGTGCTCTTCAATTCGCTATTACTAATTCAAGTTCAACTGCATCTATTGATCATAATTTCTTTGTTGCCAGTCCCTGCGCCGCTAACAATGCTCAAGCCACGGCAGTTTTAGCTTATCAAGTTAGTCAGTCACAAACTACTGCTTTCAATACGTTAACTACAATTTCTGGATCAAATACGGGCGCTACTTGGTATACTGTGGTAATTGATGGTACTCTTGATATTTCTGGCGCTGGTACAATCAATCCACAAATTGCATTTACGTGCGGTACAGGTCTTGGTGCTACTAGTGCTGTACTTGCTGGCACTACAATGGAACTTTGGCCAATTGGAGTTGCAACAGCTAATGCAGTAATTGGAACATGGTCATAATTGACAACGAATAAATAAATGATGGACAAATTAACTGATGAAAACTTTTTAATTTATGCTGCAAAGTGTTATGACAACCCTCAGTGTCACAGCACAGAGGAATTTTTCGAAGACCTAAAGCACATTAAATA